AGACGCTGCTCGTCGACATGCTGGGCGCGGAGGACAACATCTACGTCAGGGAAGCCACGCGCTGCTGCCTGACTGCAGCTGTCACAAGGATCTACGAGCCCGGCGCCAAGTTCGACAACGTCCTGATCACGCAGGGGCCGCAGGGCATCGGGAAGTCTTTCCTCTTCGGGAAACTGGGTGGCCCCTGGTACTCGGACAACCTGAGCGTCTCGGACATGAGGGACAAGACCGGCGCGGAGAAGCTTCAGGGGTATTGGATCCTTGAGCTCTCGGAGCTGACAGGGATGCGGAAAGTCGAGGTGGAGGCCGTGAAGGGCTTCATCGGCCGGAAAGAAGACATTTACCGCGCCGCGTACGGGCGGAACACGGAGTGCCGGCCGCGGATGTGCGTGATCGTTGGAAGCACGAACGATGACACAGGATTCCTTCGGGACGTGACCGGGAACCGGCGCTTCTGGCCGGTAAAGGTGACCGGCGTGTGCCAACGGCATCCGTGGGACCTGACGCAGGATGAGGTCGGGCAGATCTGGGCCGAAGCGAAGGTCTTCTATGAGACCGGCGAAGGCGTACTGCTGTCTCGGGAGGCGGCGCTGATGGCAACAGAGGCGCAGCGTGAAGCGATGGAGCAGGATGACCGTCAGGGCATCGTGGAGGACTATCTGGAGAGGCTTCTGCCGGAAGGCTGGGAGGAGATGGACGTCGAACGGCGGCTGCTGTTCCTTGACAGCGATGAGGTCGGAACCGTCAGAAGGACGGAAGTCTCGAATATGGAGATCTGGGTTGAGGCGTTACACGGCGCCGGAACAAAACTGGATCCTAACAGAGACGGCAGAGCGATCAGCGCCATGATGGCGAGGATCCCGGGATGGCGGAAGACAGGAGTACGGAAGTACATCAACGGCTATGGGAGGCAACGGATCTATCGAAGAGACGGGACAGTGGGACAGATGGGACAGTAAAAAGTATTGGTAGATATAAGAAATATATACATATACGCGCGCGAGAGAGCGCGCACACACGCGTATAGAAGTTCAGGACTTTTTCTGTCCCATGTCCCATTCAGGACTGAAAAGGTTCGAAAAGCCGCATAAACACTGGATTTTTTGAAAGGGACAGAGGTGTGGACAGAGAACGAGACGTTGAAAAGTGGCTGAAAAAGGAGATCGAGGGCCTCGGCGGGGAGTTTTGGAAGTTTACAAGTCCGGGACGCGACGGGGTGCCCGACAGGATCGCAATATTCCCGGACGGACGGATCGTGTTCGTGGAGCTGAAGACGGAGCGAGGGCGGTTGTCGAAGGTCCAGGCGTACGTGTGCAAGCGTCTGATCGATATGCGCCAGCAGGTCTGCATCGTCTTCGGGATGAAGGGCGCGAGGGAGTTCCTGACGGATATGATGGGCCGCAGCACGCTTTCCATCGACTACTTCCCGGACGGGACGGGGTCGATAATGGTTAGCACGGAGGAATGAGAATGCAGTTCAAACCGCATGACTACCAGAAACGGGCGATCGGCAGGATCCTCGACCAGAACAGCATCGGCTTGTTTCTGGACATGGGACTCGGTAAGACGGTCATCACCATGACCGCGATCGAAGAGCTCATGCATGACCGCTTCGAGGTCTCCCGCGTCCTGGTCATCGCACCGAAGCGAGTCGCGGAGGATACCTGGACGAGGGAGGCGGCCAAGTGGGACCACCTGAAGGGGCTGACGATCTCGCCGGTCCTCGGGACGGCAGCGCAAAGGACTGCGGCGCTGGATGCGGATGCGGATCTGTACGTGATCGGGCGCGACAACGTGGTCTGGCTCGTGGAGCTTTTGCAGAAGAGGCGGAAGGGCTGGCCGTTCGACATGATCGTGATCGACGAGCTCTCCAGCTTCAAAAACTCGCAGGCGAAACGCTTCCGGGCCTTGAGGAGGGCGATCCCGTTCGCGCACCGCGTCGTCGGCCTTACCGGCACGCCGTCGCCCAACGGGCTCATGGACCTCTGGTCTGAGATCTATCTTCTCGACCAGGGCGAGCGACTCGGGAGGACGATCGGATGGTATAGGGACGAGTACTTCCGGCCGGGGATGCGGAACGGCTACACGGTGTACAAGTGGGAGCCGAGGAAGGGAGCGCAGAAGGAGATCGAGAAGCGGATCAGCGACATCTGCGTCAGCATGAGCGCGGCGGACTATCTGCAGCTGCCCGAGAGGATCGACAACGTGATCCCGGTCCGGCTCACGGACGAGGAGCGGAAAGCATACGACGAGATGGAGCGGGACCAGCTGCTGCAGCTGGGAGAGGACGAGACGGTCGTCGCGCTAAACGCCGCGGCGGTCATGTCAAAGCTCCTGCAGATCGCGAACGGGGCCGTCTACGCGGAAGGCGGAGCGGTCATGCGGATCCACGACGAGAAGGCGCAGGCCCTCGAGGAGATCATCGACACGACTGGCGAGCCGGTCCTCGTGTTCTACAGCTTCCGGCACGACCTCGAGACGATACAGCGAAGGATCCCGGAAGCGAGGACGCTGGAAGGGCCGGAGGACATCGCAGCATGGAACAGAGGCGAGATCCGGGTGCTGCTGGCGCATCCCGCGTCCGTGGGCTACGGCCTGAACCTGCAGGAGGGCGGTCACGTGATCGTGTGGTACGGGCTCACGTGGTCACTCGAGTTATATCAGCAGGCTAACGCAAGGCTCCACAGGCAGGGGCAGGAGCGGCCAGTGATCGTGCACCACCTGATCACCGAGGGAACAGTCGACGAGCAGGTCATGAGGGCGCTGCAGTCAAAAGACACATCACAAGCGGCCCTTCTGGCGGCCTTAAAAGAGAGGAGTGGAAAATGAAAATTGAATTTTATCACGGTGCCCTTGCGGATACATATGAAGAACAGGCGAACAAGCAAGGCTGTACATTCGGCGATAACGCCGATTTTGTGCAAAAAGTGGGATTCGGTATAATCGCCGCACATATCCACGGATGCATCACCGATTCTGAGTATGATCGGATTTTGCGAAGGTTTCAAACCAAGATCCTTCTGAAGTTTTTGAAAAGGAGGACAGAATGAGCCATGACGAGATAATGAATGACCTGCAGCTGCCGAAGAGGGAGGACAGCGAGCTGGAGAAGGCGATCCAGCGGATCCGGCTGCTGTACGTAGAGGCGAAGCATATGCCAGGAATACGGAACCCGCTCGCGTGGGCGGTGCATCAGGCATGGAAGGAGGTGGACAGGAATGATTTCGTGGGTTGATAAGGTAATGGGCGCGCTTTTGGCGAAAACTGTTCCTGACAAGCATTTCGACAATAGATCGTATGAGCGCCCCATCATCTGCAAACAGGATGCAGATATAATCCGCACTATTTTGGTTGAGGGAAGCGTTGAGCAGCTCAAAGAATTTGAAAGTAAAGTAGCGGCACTCGAGGCAAAAGTATTTGTCTATGAAAACATAATCCGAAAAAGTAACTTTGCACCGGTGCTGGAAGAGAAAACAGGAGAACAGGGATGGGCGGACGAGTACCACGAGACATGCTGAAGAAGCTCCGGAAGCTGTCCGGCGTCGAGATGTTTGACTACCTGCGGAACATCTATGCAGAGGGCTTCCAGGACGGCCTTAGAGAAGGCGAGAGCGAATATGATGACGCGATCATCATCACAGAAGACGAAGCGCGTGACAGGCTGACGGAAGAGGGATTCCTTAAGCTGATAGGAGGCGCAGATTGATTCTGATCGGGAGAGTGAAGGAATGGCAGTAAGTCTGGTATTAACTATAATAATGAGGGGACGATAATGACCCAGCATAGAGTTTTGTCTATAAAGAATCAATATTACATCCCGAAAGAAGAGTTCCTTACAGTTTTGCATTACTGTCGGCAATATCCATTATGGGTCGCAGAGCTTAAGGCAGATCCAGATTCATCACGGGCAATAACATATGATAAGGATAGGGTCCAGACGTCTAATGCTTTTGATCCGACGGAAGCTATTGGAATGCGAAGGGCAGAAATAGCAGCAAAGAAGAGGGAGCTCGAAGAGGTAGCGCGAGAAGTCGGCGGGGCTCTTTATGATTGGATTATCCTGGGAGTCTGTTATGGTATGACGTACTATCAACTGCAAGAGCGCGGCATCCCTTGCGGGAAAGACATGTATTACGATCGCAGACGAAAATTCTACTATGAGATAGCAAGGAGACTGTGATGGACAAATAACCGTAATCACGGGACAACAATCTGTGTTATCTTGCTATTGGTGAAACAAGGCATAGAACACCTACCTCTTGAGACTGACGAATGACTCCATGGGAAGAGCGCATCGAATCCGGTGCGCTTTTTTCATTGCCTTGGTTGTTCCTTTCCTTTTCATATGCGGCGGCGCTAATTGCGACGCGGGACGCTTGCACACGGTGACCCGTGGGACAGCACCGGAAACACGCGCGTGTCATGGTGTGGCTGTATGGTCGGCGGCGGGCGAGGTGTTCGCGGGGACGCACCTCATTAAATAAATATCAGCGGGCGGGTGATGGCGGGAACATGCGGCGAAGGTACTCGCTTTATCCCCAGCACTCCTGGTATGAAAGCGCAGCCATCTCGCCAGATTTTTTACTATGAGCAGACTTGCATCCTGTTCCAGGTGTGGGAAGATCCACCCGATCGGGCAGTGTCCATTACCCAGGCCGAGGCGATACACCGATGCGCCTACTGACCAGTCAAGATTTCGGTCGTCCTACAAGTGGACACAGAAATCCGAAAAGATTCGGAAACGTGATCATTATCTTTGCCAGGCATGCCTGCATAACCTTGATGGTCTTGGTGTACGTTACACAACGACAGACCTTGAAGTCCATCACATTGAACCATTAGCTGACGACTATGACAGAAGGCTTGATGACAGCAACCTGATCACACTGTGTCGTGAGCATCATGAGCAAGCAGAGCAAGGAGTGATAGGCAGGGTGGTGCTTCATCAGCTGACGACGTGCAGTGCGGAGGAGCGTGCGACGAGCAATCCCCCCGGCCTGTGAGGCGGCGCTTTAGTAGAAAAAAGCAAGACCGACGCCCTCCCATTGTACACAGCAAATTCCCAAAACGCCGATCTGGAGGCGGCAGAATATGGCAAGACCTTCGAAATCGGTCAAGGTAATTCAGTTGGAGGGCAATGCTCACAGGACAAAAGCGGAGCTTGCGGTTAGAGCAGCTGCTGAGGAAGGCACGCTTTCCGGAAACGGCATGAGAGAGCGCAGTGATGTGCGGCTGAACCTTGTCGCCCATAAGGAATTCATACGGCTGCGTAAACTATTCCGGGCAATTGATAAGGACGACGAGCTCTACTCCCAGGCGATCAATGACTACTGCCTCATTCATGCGGAGTGCGTGGCGATCCAGAGCAAGATCGACCGCATTGAGGAAGACCTGGAATATCTGGAAGCCCGCCGGGACGAGATGGAAGCGGACGATTACTTCAGGCTTCGGAGTGAATTGTATGACAAGGAGCTGAAGTTCTCCGCGCAGCTCGACAGGAAGCGCGACCGGAAGAGGGTCATAGAGGACAAAAACCTCATGAATATCCAGAGCGCGCTGCGAAGCATACCGAAGACTCCGGAGACGAAGACCAGCGCACTGAGGGAGGCACTGCTTGGAACCGGTTAAAGAGAGCCGAGCGTATAAATACGCGTGCTGGTGCATCGAAGAACCGGATAAAGTGCCGGAATACGTCAAGAAGCAGGCAAAGAGCTGGAAGAGCATCGTTGACGGAGACGATGCGGATGCGGAAGTTGACCAGGATAAGTTTGATACTATCTGCAGGCTCCTGCGCCTGATGAATCATCCGGACCTGCACAAGCCGGTCTATGAGAGCCTGGAAGATTACCAGTGGTTATTGATAACTGCGGTCCTCTGTACGAAGCTTCGGAATAGTCCTGACTTCACCAGATTTTACACCACGGCGCTTCTTGAAATATCTCGCAAGAATTTCAAGACATTCACCTCGGGAATCATATTCATACTGCTGATGCTGACGGAACCGGATTTCTCCCGGTTCTTTTCAGTTGCGCCGGATCTTTCCCTCTCCAGCGAGCTGAAGCTGGCGATCCGGAAGATCATCAAGACCTCACCGGTCCTGATCGATGAATTGGATCCTGCATTCAAGATCATGCGGTCACAGATCAAGTGCCTGCTGAACGAAAACGAGTACACGCCGCTCGCGTATTCCGAGGATACGATGGACGGAAAGCTCGCGAATGCGTTCCTTGCTGACGAAGCCGGTGCTTTGGACGCTTATCCGGTTGAAGCGATGCGTTCTTCGCAGATCACGCTGATAAATAAGCTTGGGATCATCATAAGTACGCAGTATCCGAATGATAACAACGTCATGATCGACGAGATCGACATCGCAAAGAAGATCCTCGACGGCCTTCTGGAGGACCGGAGGACTTTTTCCCTGCTATATGAGCCCGATCAGGAGCTCCGGCAGGGCGATGCGTGGATGAAAGATGATCGGATCATCTATCAGAGCAATCCCGTTGCCGTCTCACATGACTACATCTTCGAGGAATTGAAGAAAAAGCGTGCTCTTGCGGTACTTTACGAGAACAAACGCGAGAACTTCCTCTGTAAGCACTGCAATATCCTCTACAAAGGCCTCGGGACGGAAGGATATGTCGACATCCAGCAGGTGAAGCTCTGCCGCAGAGAGGACTCGCCGGAATGGTGGAAGGGCCGCAGGGTGTGGCTCGGGCTCGACCTCTCGCAGACGGATGATAATACATCGGTTTCCATCGTTACGGATGACAATGGCGTGGTCTATTGCCGCGTCATGTGCTTCGTGCCTTCCGGAAGGGTGGACTTCAAGAGCGCGAAGGAGAAGGTCGACTACAACCGAATGATCCGCGAGGGCATCTGCACGCCGTGTGGTGAGGATGTCATCGATTACTCGGTGGTCGAGAAATTCATCATCGACCTGCCGAAGACACTGGGCGTTGAGATCATGCAGGTGGGCTACGACCGGTACAATGCGATCAGCACGGTGCAGAAGCTTGAGGCGGAAGCGATCACATGCGTGGAGATCCGGCAGCATTCGAGCGTGCTGCACTCTCCCACGAAGTACCTGAAAGAGCAGATTCTAAATAAACAGTTCGTGTATGACGACAACCGGCTGCTGGAGATCAACTTCCAGAACGCGAGGTGTACGGAAGACACGAACCTGAATAAATACGTGAACAAGAAAAAGAGCGCAGGCAAGGTCGACATGGTCGTCTCAACCATCAACGCTCTTTATTTATTGCAGCAGGACCATTTGTACAATGACGGATTCGTCGCAATGGTGATCTAAGGACGGAAAAGATGTGGCCTTTTAATAAACGCACTACGACAACTCAAATCGAGGACGGCGGGATCAAACTGAGTGACGCGCTTTTGCAGGTGCTGCTTGATCCGGACTTTATGACTCTGGAAAAAGCGATGCAGATACCGGCATTCAGCGGATGCGTGAACCGCATCTGTGAGACGGTCTCCATCGTGCCGATGATGCTCTATAAGCGCGTCGGGGAGTCCACAGAGAAGATGGAAGACGATCCTCGCGTGCTGCTTCTGAACCATGACACGAAGGACACGCTGACCGGTTCCGACTTCAAGCGGATCATGACGTTCGACTACCTGACGAGCAAGGGTGGTTATGCGTATGTGAACCATCGCGGAAGCAAGTGGCTGTCCATTCATTATGTCGACAGCTCCAAAGTGTCATTCTCCGAGAATGTGGATCCAATCTTTAAGGACTACAAGATCGCCGTAAACGGACGGACCTACGAGGGCTACCGCTTTATCAAGTTCCTGCGGCGGTCCCGGAACGGATATAGGGGCGTCAGCATCGTTGACGAGAACAAGGTGCTTCTCGGTGTGGAGTACAACTCCCTGTTATTTGAGAACAACCTCGTCAAGCGCGGCGGGAATAAACGCGGGTATTTGCAGTCAGACCACAAGCTGACACAGCCCGCGGTCGACACGCTGAAGGAAGCTTTCAACAAGATGTATGCCAGCGATGACGGCGTGCCGGTGCTGAATGACGGCGTAAAGTTCCAGGAAGCATCCCAGAGTTCCGTCGAGATGCAGCTGAACGAGAACAAGAAGCAGAACGGTACGGAAACGTGCAAGATCTTCTGCATCCCGCCTGCGATCCTTGCCGGTGGAGCGACAGACAAGGACTGGACGGCATTCATCCAGTACTGCATCTATCCGATCCTGGCGGCGTTTGCGGAGTCTTTGAACCGGGACTTCCTTCTGGAGAAAGAAAAGAGCACTTATTTTTGGGCTCCTGACCTCACAGAACTCACGAAGGGCGACATCCGGAACCGCTTTGAGGCATACGCGACAGCGTATAAGAACGGATTCATGCAGCTCGACGAGATCCGTGCCAAGGAAAACTTACCTGCGACCAACTTCCCGTATTTGAAATTAGG